ATATTCTAAGTAATTATCCGGGATAATATAATAAAGATTTCTTTTTCTTATTAATCTCACTATTTAATGTTGATATATCTATTATACTAGGAGTTTTATATAATGTCATTGTTAAAACAAGCAATAGTTGATGCTGCCAACTTGAAAGAAGCAGCCCTTAAGAATGCAGAGCAGATGATTCTTGAGAAATACTCAAATGAAATTAAATCTGCTGTTAATACTTTGCTTGAGGCAGAAGAAGAAGGTGGTTTAGATCTCGGAGGAGAAGCCACATCCGAAGCACCAGCCGAAGAAACTCTAGAGCCTTCAACATTCGAAGAGGAAAACATCATTCCTCCTTCTTACATGGAAGGAGAGCAAATTACTTCTAAAGATGGAGAGATGGAATTTTCGACTCCAGATGAAGGAGAGACAATCGATATCAATATCAGCCCAGAAGAATTAGCACAGTTCTTGAAAGATGCCGAACAAAATGATGTCGGACAATATGTTGATCCAAAGTTGGACGACTTTCAAGCACAAATGGATGACGAGCAAGTGGAAGTAGATCTTTCTCAACTCGCTGATCTTTCTGATGCTGAAGAGTTGGGTTATGATGATGAAGAAGAAATTGAGTTACCAGACGATCTAGAAGGAATGGAGAGAATGGTAGCAGAAGCCTTGAATGTGGACTATGAAACACAACCTCATGGCATGAGTGGGCAAATTGGTGGTGGACTTAATTCTGTTGAATTAGAGACTGCTATTGATATGGCTCTCTCAAAAGCGATGTCAGATGAAATGCAAGAAGAAAACGAAGAAATGAAAGACACTCTTGCAGAACTTGAAGAACAAGTTGATAATCTCACACAAGAAAATAAAAGATTTAAATCAGTAACCATGCAATTAAAAGATAAACTGGAAGAATCAGTTGTCGTTAATGCTAGGTTGCTATACTCAAACCGTGTACTTATCAGTGCCTCCCTGAATGAGCGACAAAAATCAAAAATTGTCGAAGCGTTGAACAAAGCACACACCGTAGATGAAGCAAAGACGATCTATGAAACACTTCAAAGCGCAGTGAGAGAGAACACTAGTTCTCCACAAACACTGAGCGAAGCAATTAATAGAAATGCTGGACGTTCTTCTACACTACCGAGACGTACTCCCGAAAAGGAGAGTCTCAATGAAGGTGCCGCTTCGAGATGGAAAATGCTCGCTGGTATCAAATAAGACAATTATTTATTAAATATGGAGGAAAATATTATGTCTATCGTTGAAAAATTAACTGAAGGTATCGTTCGTCGAGATCTTGCCCAAGAAGGTGCTGCCCTAATGAATAAGTGGGAGCGTACTGGTTTGCTGGAAGGCTTGAGCAATGATACTGCTAAAAATAACATGGCTTCTCTTCTTGAGAACCAAGCAAAGGAACTTCTTCGTGAAGCGTCCTTGATGTCACAAGGTGATGTCGAAGGGTTTGCTGCTGTAGCATTCCCAATCGTGCGTCGTGTATTCGGCTCACTTATCGCTAACGATCTTGTTAGTGTACAACCAATGTCTTTGCCATCTGGTTTGATCTTCTTCTTGGATTTCAAATTTGCTGATGGGGGAGACACAAATCGTCGTAGAAATGTTCTGGACTATGATGAAGGTGATTCTATCTACGGACAAGGTGTTGTTGGTTCTGGTTTGACTGGTGGTGTAACTATCGATGAAGATAGACAACCATACGGTTTCCAAACTGGTTATTCTTCTGCTACTGGATCTGTTGCTCACAGCACTCTTAATCTTGTACACGTTCTTTCTGGTACTGCTGGTGACGGTGGAACTATTGATAAATTGTTGAAGTATGATATGGATGTCGCTTCTGGGACTTTCTGTCGCTTCTTTAGTGTTGACTTGTCTGACAGCAATTTAGCCCAAATGGACAAAACCGAACGTGGTTTGGCTAACATGATTGTTTCTGGTGCTACTGGTAAAGGTAAAATCGACAACGCTGCTCTGACTTCTTCTGCAGATCTTGTGCAAGTTCGTCGTTTGAACCAATATTCTGGCTCTTCAAAGACTGTTGCACTTCTTACCTTTACTGGTACTGCTGCTACTGATGATGCCGATATGAGTCACGCTGGTGGTTCTATTAACTTCATCACTGCTGATAACTTCACTGAAGGTTCTGGATTAGGTTCTGTTGCTGGTACTACCACTTGGGGACTTGAAGGCGCTGCTGATATCCCAGAGATCGAAATCAAAGTTGACAGTGTATCTGTCACTGCTCGTACCAAGAAGTTGAAAGCAAAGTGGAGTCCTGAACTTGGACAAGACTTGAACGCTTACCACAACTTGGATGCTGAAGTAGAATTGACTTCTATCTTGTCTGAGCAAATTGCGTTGGAACTTGATCGTGAGATCTTGGCTGACTTGATTCAAGGTGCAACTGCTGCTACATTCTACTGGAGTCGTTCTCCCGGTAACTTTGTAGACAGAACTACTGGTGCTACATTGTTGACAGCAAATTCTGTTGCTCCTGACTTTACTGGAAACGTTTCTGAATGGTATGAGACTTTGATCGAAACAGTCAATGACGTATCTGCTCAGATTCACAGAAAGACATTGCGTGGTGGCGCTAACTTCTTGGTTTGCGGCCCTGAAGTTGCAAACATCTTGGAATTCACTTCTGGTTTCCGTGCTAGCATTTCTCATGCTGATGAGAAAGGTACTGTTGGTGCTGTGAATATAGGTTCTATCTCTAAGAAGTTTGACGTCATGGTTGATCCATACTTCCCACGTAACGTAATTTTGGTTGGACGTAAAGGTAACTCTTTCCTTGAAAGTGGTTATGTATATGCTCCTTATGTACCATTGCAAGTTACACCTACGATCTTCGGAACAGAAGACTTCGTACCACGTAAAGGCGTAATGACTCGTTATGCTAAGAAGATGGTTCGTCCGGATATGTACGGATTGGTTATCTGCCGTGGAATGAACGGTGAAGCAGTATAATGACTGCATTTGAATGATTACTTGCTAATCATTTCTTAAGCCTCCTTCTCTTTGAGTTGGGGGCTTTTTTATTATTATATACTATTTATTGATAATAATTTCATTCTAAAGGAGACTCACAATGAAACGTAAAAAGAAACTTAGATTACTTAGATTAGCAGAAGAAAAGCGAATGTCTGCCGAGAAAGCAAAGCAAGAAGTACTTGCAGCAGAAGAAGCGAGAAAGGCTGCAGAACAAAAAGCACTCAAAGATGCTGCCGAAGCAGAAAAGAAAGCCGAAGCAGAATTAAAAAAGAAAGCATCTTCTAAGAAGAAGGTATATTCGAAAAAGTCAAAGAAAGAAGATTAATCGTTTTCTCCCCTGACTTACTATTTATAGTGAATGGAGGGACTTTAAATGTCAAAGCCTACGCTTACGCCAAAGCAGCAAACATCTGTAATTGTATTACCGTCTACTGGGGATACAACTGCAGTTGCCGCTGCTTTACCTTTAGGGGTATATGAATCAGAAGATGATTTTCTATCAGGAGCCGCAGATCAGGTGGCTTACACCTATAAGAAGTTAGGTGGAGATGTATTAGATATCGAAATAACAGAGGGCAATGTATATGCCAATTACGAAGAGGCGGTATTAGAATATTCTTATATCGTCAATAGTCACCAAGCAAAGAATGTGCTTTCAGATTTGTTTGGAACGACTACAGGATCTTTTGACTCTGATGGGGCGCTGAAGGACAGTGATTTAAAAACCAGTCTATCGGGTACCGGAGTGCAACAAAGGTTCCCACGCTTTGAATTTGCGTACGCTAGACGTATTTCTGATGGTGTTGGTGTAGATGCAGGAGTTGGAGGTAATGTTCCAATTTATTCTGCTTCTTTTAGTACCGTAGCAAATCAGCAAGACTACAATCTTCAATCCATATTATCTGCTTCATCAATTACTGGATTAGATGATGGCTCTGGGAACAGTGTTCCATGGGCAGGAATGGTAGGAAATAAGAAAGTAGAAGTAAGAAAAGTATACTACAAGACTCCAAACTCTATGTGGAGGTTTTATGGATACTACGGCGGATTAAACACAGTAGGAAACCTTTCAAACTATGGACAATATTCGGATGACTCTACATTTGAAGTAATCCCTACATGGCAGAATAAAATGCAAGCAGCGATGTTTGAAGACGCAATCTATACCAGAAACTCACACTTCTCTTACGAATTGAGAAATAACCTTCTTAGATTGTTCCCAACTCCCAATAATGTAACTGCAGATCAGTATTGGTTTGAGTTTACCATACCTCAAGATCCATATATGCAAGAGTCACCAGACATTGGGATCAAAGGTGTTAATAACATGAACACACTTCCATTTGAGAATATTCCTTATGTGAATATCAACTCTATGGGTAAGCAATGGATTAGAAGATATGCACTGGCTTTATCAAAAGAAACATTAGGACAAGTTCGATCAAAATTTGGAAACTCTATCCCTATTCCGGGCGAAACGTTAAGCCTGAATGGTGGGGACTTACTGTCTCAAGCGAAAGATGAGCAGAACTCTTTAAGAGATGAATTAATTAAATTACTAGATGAATTGACGTATACAAAATTAGCAGAAGACGACAAGAACTTTGTTGAAAATGCTGGAGCACTTATGAAGGCGATTCCGTTAACGATATTTGTGGGGTAAATAGATGTCAAAAAAAGATAATAAATGGACACAACCAACAGCAGCCCCTCCTCCCATGTTCACTGGGAAGAAAGAGCGCGATCTAGTTAAGCAAGTCAATGACGAAATCATCGAAAGAGTCATTGGGCAGACAATTGTATATTATCCGATAGACTATAACACTACAGATTTCCACCCAATCTATGGAGAAGCGATAGAAAAGAATTTTCTTCCTCCTATTAGAGTACATGCACTAGTTGAGTGGGAAGGAATACAATCAGCATATACAGAAAAGATTGGTATTGATAAGCAATCTACCATTACTATACACTTTCACAAGAGAAGACTGACAGAAGATCAAGACTTGTTTGTCAGAGAAGGTGATTTTGTCTTATACGGTGATTTACATTATCAAATAGTGTCCCTTATGGAACCCAAGAGACTTTATGGGCAAATTGAGCACAGGCTAGAGATCAGTGCCAAGTGTGTCAGAGCAAGAGAAGGAGTTTTCAATGGCGAATAATAGACAAGGGCTAGAGTTTCAGCCATCAACAATTGAAACTATTGACATGGCAATGTATGATTATGTTACAAGGCTAAACTTACATAGCAGCACAAATAAAGGATTTGTACCTACTCCTATTATTTGGGTTGGAGCAGAAAGAACCTTTCAAGTAAAAAATGATCTCACGCTAAGAGACTCAGAAGGATTACTTAAAGTGCCTTTAATAACAGTTGAAAGAAAAGAAATGACTAGAGATCCTGCTAAGTCTCCTCTTCCTGCAAACGTTCCAGACTATGGAATGGGAGGGTATATACCCGTGAGAAGAAGAATCGTACAGGACAAAACCACAGCCTTTAGGAATGCACAGAATATTAAAAAGCATGGTGGAGATGATGACGTAGGATCTTCGGAAGCCTTTTTAAAGAGTGGGAGAAAGTTCCCAGAAAACATTAACCCCATGTTTGACACACGCCCTGTGGGCGCTAAGAATAAAGTTGTATACGAAACTGTATATATTCCAGTTCCGGTATATATCAATGTAAAATACGAAATCCATATCAGAACAGAATATATGCAGCAGATGAATCAACTGATTACTCCTTTTATATCAGCAAATTCTAGATTAGGCAGAAATAGTAAGTATATTACATTGGGGTATGACAACCATTTCTTTGAGGGGTTCATTGACAATTCTTTTACAAATGATAATAATGCTGCAAAACTAGATGAAGAAGAAAGAATTTTTAATACAACTATCAGCATAGATGTTTTAGGATATCTTGTTGGCGGCTCTGATAATGAAGATAGTAATTTAGCAAAGACATATGAAAATATCGTTGATGTAAAGATATCTAGAGAAAGGGTGGCACTTTCTGATAAACATGACAGAACTAACAAATCTGGAAACAATCCTTTCTATAAAGAATAAAAGAGAAATTCTTACTTCCCTTTGGGTAAAAGATTAACTATTTACTATGAAAGTTTTTAATTAATAAAACTAAGACTGTTATCAAAGGAGAAAACAACATGTCAATAGATAAATTTAGATTTGTATCTCCCGGTGTTCAGGTTGCTGAAATAGATCAATCTCGCAGAACTCGTCCTTCTGCCGAACCCGGCCCATTAATCATCGGACGATTCCAACGCGGCCCTACTATGCGTCCCGTAAAAGTGGATTCTCTTCAAGAACTCTCAGAGATTTTTGGTGATCCAATCACAGGTAGAGAATCAGGAGACGTGTCTCGTAACGGAAACTTCTCTGCACCTTCATATGCTGCTTTTGCAGCCAACGCATGGTTGGCTAATCAAGGTGGTGCTACTATTTTAAGACTAGTAGGTAAGAAATCAGATAATGCAGAGACTACAGGTGTTGCTGGATGGAATACTACTTCTGCTCTAGATGGTAGAGGTGGAGCATGGGGACTTTGGGTTGTACCTTCAGGTTCAACTGCAAATATGACTGGTACACTAGGAGCCGTATTCTACACAAACCAGAATGTAGGAGTTGTCCTTTCTGGAACTCTAGGTGACACTAGCAATTTGGGACAAGCCGCAGCAACTTATATCAAGTTCACAGATGGTAACTACAAAGCGTTAATCATCAGTGGCTCAGACGCGTCATCTTCAGTTCAGACAGCAGAAGAGACAGTATCTTTTAACTTCAACCCACAATCTAGACAATTCATCAGAAAGGTGTTCAACACTACTCCACACCTTACTAATGCCCTTCGTCACCCTTCTGCTGATTTAAAGAGTTATTGGCTTGGAGAGACATTCGAAGACAATGTACAGAAATTAATTGCTGATCAAGCAGATGGAAATGATATCTATGCATTCACTGCACCATTAGTATCCGGTACAACTCATTACTCTGATCACACATTTGATGCTCAGCCTTCAAAAACTGGATGGGTAATTGCCCAAGATACCTCAGATGATCACGCTAGTTATGAAGCCAAGAACATGCAAAAACTATTCCGATTTGTATCTCTTGAAGAAGCAGAATGGACTCAGAGAAACCTTAAGATCTCTATTAGAAACATTCGTGTTCCTAACCCAAATTCAGATGCAACTGCATATGGAACTTTTGACGTTCAAATCCGTAAGATTGGAGATACAGATGCTGCTGTTACACCGGTAGAGTCCTACACTGGATTAAATCTGAACCCTGCATCTCCTAATTATATTGCTACTAGAATTGGTGATCAATATGCTGAGTGGAGTGATATTGAAAAGAGATATCGTTACTTTGGATCTCACGCTAATGCTTCTAAGTACGTTCGTATGGAAATTGCTTCTGCTGTTGACGAAGGTGCAATCACAGAAGAATTAGTTCCTTTTGGATTCTTTGGAATTCCAAAGCCAGCAACTGTAGAAATTACAGGGACTGGTTCTGCAGGTGAGGGTGATTCAGCATATATTCAAGATCAAGAAACTTCTGCATATGTTGTAGATGACAATAATCTTTCTGCTAGAGGTACCGGTGTCATTACACAGGCTCCTTCTAGTATTGTGACGTCACTTCAGTGGCCGTCAATGAAGTTGGTTCAATCATCTTCTCTGAGTTCTTTATCAGATCCGACAGATCGTTACTTCGGTGCCGATCTATCTAGAAATGCTGGTACTCAATTTGATCAATCTCTTTATGATCTGCTTAAGGCTAAAGGCGGAGCATTATCAAATGGAAAATGGGATACTAGTGGAGACATGATCTATTCTGAAGTATTTTCTTTGGATAATGTTTCCGGCGCCATAGATCCAGCACGTCCAGAAACCGGCTACATTTATGTTAATGGCTCACGAGCATTAGGTACATCTTGGACTAAGCAATCAGGTGCTGCTGGCTTAATCGCTTCTGGTTATGATAAATTTACTATGCCAATGTATGGTGGATTTGATGGACTAGATGTAAAAGAAATGGAACCACTTGTGAATAACAAACTTGTCGAAAGTAAAAGCCGTGAAAATTCATATGAAAAGAATACTTTGATGCGAGCAATCGACACTGTTGCTGATCCCGAATTGGTAGACATGAACTTGCTTACTATGCCCGGTATTTGGGAAACAGGAATCACTGATCACATGATCAACACTTGCGAAAGACGAAGAGATGCTATGGCTATTATTGATATTCAATATGCGTATACTCCACGTCACGAAAGTGCCTTGCCATCAGAATCTGAAAGAAACAACGTAGCCAGTGATAATAAGGTTTCTACTGCGGTTAATACAGTTAGACAACAAGGATACAATTCTTCTTATGCTGCTTGTTATTACCCATGGGTTCAATTAAGAGCGCCTATTACTGGGCTTCCAACTTGGGCTCCACCTTCGGTTGTCGCCCTAGGTGCTATGTCTTACGGACAAGCAACTCAAGCAGTTTGGTTTGCTCCTGCAGGCTTTACTAGAGGTGGATTATCAGAAGGACGCGGTGGATTGCCAGTAGTTGGTGTTTCTCAGAGATTGTCTTCTAAAGAACGTGATTCTTTGTACGAAAACAATATCAACCCAATCGCTCAATTCCCTGCTGAAGGAATCGTTATCTTTGGACAAAAGACATTACAGGCAACTCCTTCTGCTCTTGATCGCATCAACGTTCGTCGTTTGATGATTTACATCAAGAAGAGAATTTCCAGAATTGCTTCTACCTTATTGTTCGAACCAAACGTTTCTGCTACTTGGGCTCGTTTTACATCACAAGTTGCTCCTTTCTTGGATTCAATCAAGACTGGGTTTGGCTTGGAAGATTTCAAAGTTGTTTTGGACTCATCTACTACAACTGCGGATCTAATTGATAGAAACACAATGTACGCTAAAATCTTTGTAAAGCCAACTAAAGCAGTTGAGTTTATTGCAATTGACTTTATCGTTACTAACCAAGGTGCATCTTTTGATGACTAAAAAATAATTATGGTGAGAGTATTAGTCTTTTACTGGTGCTCTCACTATTTACTATGAAAACAAATTTATTTGGAGGAATTATAAATGGCTTTTTGGAATGACAAAATCGTAGAACCTAAACGTAAGTTTAGATGGCTACTCAGTATAAACGGGATCCCTTCTTGGACTATTAAGAAAGTAAATCGCCCAACATATGAAGTGGCAGAGGCGGAACACAAATTTATCAATCACACTTTCTATTTTCCGGGACGTGTAACATATAATACTGTGTCTTTCACTGTTGTAGATACTTCTTCACCAGATGCTGCTGAGACTTTAAAGCAAATGCTTTATGCCGGTGGATATGCTTTACCAAAAGATGAGTTGTCAGCAACTCAAACTTTGACTAAGAATGGATCTGTATCTGCTCTTGGAACTGTTAGCATTGAATTGCTTGGTGGTGGTGGTACTGCTTCTCAACCTAACACTAGAACTGGTGGTTTTGGTGCTGGTAATGGTAGAGTTTCTAATAGTGCTGCAGATGGTTACAATGACGAAGGTACTGTACTTGAAAAATGGACTCTTCACAATGCTTGGATCAAGAAAATTGAATTCAGTGAACTAGATTATGAAGGTGACGATCTTACAGAAGTAAGTGTTGAATTACGTTATGACTATGCAGAATTGAATGATACTAAAGTTGGTGCTGTATTTGGAACACTTAATACTGACGCTGATCGTGAGCCTAAAGGCTTGAACGGTGGGTTCGAAGTACCATTCGGTGATGTACCTGAACGACAAGACTAATTAATGAATTATTCTCTTTGGAGGCTTAATGAGAAATAACGACGAGAGAACAGGGGCTGTTGAACAACCTAGCAGCCCTGCCCCTTCTCTACAACAACCGGGGCAAACGGGACTTAACTTTGTTTCACCAACAGAGTTTGTTGAAATCCCATCTAAAGGTAAATTTTATCCGTCTGGACATCCTCTGCATGGTGTGGAAGCAGTAGAAATCAGACACATGACGGCTAAAGAAGAAGATATTCTCTCTTCTAAGACTTTGCTTAAGCAAGGTGTTGCTATTGATCGATTTTTAGAGTCTGTTTTGGTTGACAAACGAATCACAACAGATCAGTTGCTTGTAGGGGACAAGAATGCCCTTATAATCGCTGCTAGAATCTCCGGCTATGGTAATGACTACCACGCAGCAGTTGGGTGCCCTAATTGCGGTTCTCAGAACAAATGCGAAGTAGATTTACTTGACGCTAGAAATGCTTATGCTGGTGCTTTCGACGATTCTCATGAAGGAATCGCTCCAGAAGGTATCGCCGGCCCTAATGCACTAGGATTTTACCATATTACACTTCCAGCGACAAAGGCTGTATTTGAAGTAAGAATGATGACTGGTAGGGAAGAGAAGGCATTTGCCAAACGTATGGAACAGAGAAAGAAAAGAAAGCAATCAGAAGCAATGCTCACTGATCAATTCAAGACTTTCACAGTTTCAATTAACGGAGTAGGTGATCTAAAGCAAGTATTTAGATTTATTGATAACTTGCCTGTTCGAGATTCAAGATTCTTAAGACAAGCATACGCTAAAATCTCTCCAGCACTCAATCTGAGACATGACTTTGAATGTACAGAGTGTGGGCATGAGCAGGAGGTTGAAGTGCCTATCACGGCACAGTTTTTTTGGCCTGACGCCTGAATTTATGGAGCAAATCTATGAACAGTTCTTCTTAATGAAATATTATGGAGGATGGAGTTTCATAGAAGCCTATAATCTACCTGTTTCGTTGAGAACTTGGTTTATCGAAAGATTGTCAAAACAAATTAAAGACGAAGCAGAGGCGAACAAAAAAGCAATGCAAAAATCGAAAAGAAAGTAAAGCAGAGGTGAAAGCCCCTGCTTTCTTGTTATGTGCACTATTTATGTTAGGATTTTTTTTGGGTTAATATATGGAAAAATATGAATTTGACTTCACCAAGAAACTAAATGAAGGTTTCATTGGTACATTTGGGATCACCCTCAAGCAACTTATGAAGAAGATGTTTGGAGGTGAACAAGTTCCTATTGTCGTTAAGGGTACTCCTAGAGAAATTAGAGCCTTTGCTAAAGCGATGGTAAGAGAAAGAGATTATTATAAAGTATATAAGAAATATGGACTAGACAATCCAAAAACATATCGTTCAAAGTATCGTCTTAAGCGAGCAATACACGATTTTGAAAGAAAGACGGGCATGAAGTGGCCGCTTAAGTTTAGATAAGGGGGATATT